AGTAATAATCCTGTGGCTCTGTTACATACTCTGGCATAGCGTTGCCGTATTTCCAAGGCGGGTCTGCATAAATTATTCTATATTTTTTATCCTTAACTTCTACATCTTGCTTTTCAAATGTTTCTCTAATTTCTTTTCTCTTTATTTCTACCTCCTCCTTCTTTATTTCCTTAAATGCCTCGTTAATGCTTATTTCCCCAGTACTTACCTTTGCCTTTATTTCAGGTGATGCAGTGGCTTCAATCTTCTTTACCTTGCTTATTGTATCATGCGAAACGTTTGCAACTTTGGCAATTTCCTGCCGTGTTTCGATTGGTTTGGTTTCCGCAGATTTCTGCGGAGAGCTATATTGATTTTTACCTAAATTTTCCTTTGCCTTCGCTTTAAACACATCTTCAAGTTGCAAGGCTAAAACGCTTCGTTGGTAATTGTTTAAATTACGCCTCCCGAATTGGTTATTAATCATCCATTCCTTTACCGCGTTCATGTCGGTAAATTCCTTTTCAACAGTAACAAAGTCAATGTCGTATTCCGTTGCAATCCTGTAACGATTGTGTCCATCGACTAAAATACCGTTCCATGTCACCAATGGGTCGCGTATTCCTTCTTCCAGAATATTGCGTTCCAGTTGCTTAAACTCCTCGCTTGTTAACGGTGGGATTAAGACTTCAAGTTCCTTTAATATTTCCATGGTATAAAAAAAAATGCCCCAATGAGTAGAGGGTCATCGGGGCAAAGTGAAACAATGTGGACTTTGCTTCAAAGCTCTTTAAATTAACCTCTACTTTAATTTAAAGAACATCACAAAGATAATCAATTTATTTACATTTCCTCATCCTCATTAAAAATCCTCATTAAAGGCAAATCGTCCACAAAGGCGAAGGCTAACAATTCGCCTTCAATAGGTGAAAAGTGGTATTGCTTTGTATCAAAACAGAATTTGAATTGCCAAATGGTATCTTTAGTTTTTTGGTAAAATCCTTTGTCGTATTCCAAACAATAAAAACCATCACTATTTTCATGTTTTACCAAAATCATTAAATCTATTTGGTCAAAAGCATTTATAATATTTTTAGAATCAATAAACTCAATAGCTTGTAAAACCGTAGTAGTTTTAGCATCGAACCAAGTTATAGAATGATGAAAAATATTATGTTTTGCGACTACTTTTGAATCTAAAGCCGTATCACCTTCTAAGGTTTGTTCAATGCCATTCCAAAAGTCATTTATTTCAATTTTCATGTTATTTAATTTCTTTCGTTTAAAGTTTTAATATTGTCATTTTTTCCTTCCTCAATAAATCCACTGCCTTGACTACTACCAACTATCTTTAAATATTGATTCTCCACGCTGGCAGAATTAATAATAGTTTGGGCAACATTGGCTATTACCTTTGCTTTCTCTAAATCGTAATTTGATTCTGGGTCGGAAAGTTCTTCCAGTACTACAAATAAATGATTTCGTAAATCGCTGATTTTGTTTTTCATTTTGCTTTTTGCTTGATTTGGTTTACTAATATTTGAAGTTCTTTTAATTCCTGGGGTAATTTGTTGTGATTTCGGTTAAATTGCGCTAAGTCCTGTCTAGTGACTAAACACAAATTACTAATGTCATCATTCAGCCGATCACCATCCAATTTAAACACGCACATATTTTTAGGAATTTCCCCGTGAACTTGCTGCCAATTATAACGCGCTAAAGACATCCATTTATGATTAGCGTATTTAATTTCAATGTAGCCGTCAATATTCCTGGTACTTCCGATAGGTAAATTATTATGTGGTAAATTTCCTTTTTTGTAGGTGCCTGTTAATTTTGCTATATGTTCATTGGACAATTTTTGTCCTTTGTTCCATGGAGTATGCCCTTTATAAAAACAGGTATTTCTTGCAATGATACTTGTTTTTTCATTTTGCCATTGTGCTAAAGCTATCTTTCTGGCGTGTTCAGCTAAATATTTTTTATCTTTCCTCAATCCCATTGTATGTGCCTTTTTGCTAATGGAAATAGAAGAGTGAGGCATCCAAGTAGCGATAACTTTAGCCGGTGTAGTTGCGTACAACTTTGTAATTATTAGCAGTTCTTCTTCGGTGTAAGGTAGCTTTCTATTTTTCATTATCATTTCGTTGACGTCACCAATATGCTATTCTCTTTGAAATAAAATTTCTAACATAATTTCATCATCTGGAAGCTGCAACCATTCGACGGGAAATTCGCAATAAGGTTTATCAAAACTACCATCTTTCATGGTGACGGTAATTGATTTACGACTTACATAAGACTTCGTTAAATCGGTATTTAAATCACCATATTTTTTAGGATTGTATTTTTTATGCAATTCTAAAATTTCGATAATTCGCTTTACGAAAACTTTAGTATCTGCAAAATAAACGGCTCTTTTACTTTCCTCTTTCATTTGCCTTTTGCCAATTTTTGTTTAACAATATATTCTTCCCGTTTAATTTTATTCTCTAATATCTTCTTTACAATTTCATCATTGGTAGCGTCTAGCCATTCAATGTCAATGTAACAATAATCTTCAATAGTTATCAATTCAGAATTAATAACGGTAATCGTATTTCTTTCGTCATAAACAAAAAGTAAATCTTCTTCCAGAATATCCGGATATAAATCAGGATCGTGTTTGTGAAATAATCTGCAAATTTCAACACATCTTTCTTTTAATAAGGCATGGTTGGTAAAAAATTGTTTGTACTTGCTCATAATTTTGGTTTTTAAAAAGTAGCAAGGTATTAATCACCTTGCTACGAAGAACACTATATAACTAATCACTCACTAGAATCATCTATAAATCAATCGATTTCTTTTCCTTTGTTAGGTGGTATCTCATTCGCTGATATGCCCGTTTTTTCTCTTTGTTTGCATGGTAATATGCCTTTCTTTTTTCAAATAATTCTTTTTTCTTTTCAGGAGTTAACGCGTGGTATTTCTTTCGACAATATTCTAAATACTTTTGTTTTTGGTATTCAGATACATTTTCGCGATACTTCTTCTTCTTTAGGTTGTATGCTATTTTTTGTTCTGGTGTCATGGTTAAAATGGTAGTTCTTCGTCAAAGTTTAATTTAGTTTTCAATTCTTGTACTGCTGGATTGTTAAGTAGCTGTACATTTCCTGTAGATGTTATCGAACTACTTTCTGTAGATGCAGCAGATTTACCGCCAAATTCTAAAGTAGCGACCCTACAGTTAAGTATCGCAGCAGGTTCTCCGTTCTTTTGCATATAAGAATTAACCGTTCCGGATCCTTCTACCACTACATAAGTACCTTTGGTTATGTGTGGCTGCAATTTGGGCCCTCGTTCTCCCCAGATATTGCAGGAAACCCATATCGTTTTTTCTGAAGGATTTGGGCCATAAATCTTTTCCGTATGTGCTACACTGAATGTACATACAGTTGTATCGCCTACAGTTTTTAATTCGGCATCATTACCTACTCGGCCGCTTACTATTAGCTTAATCATTTGATTGGTTTTTGTTATTATAAGTTAATAAAGATTCTATCGAGCTGATAAGTCCAGGCAATACAAGATAGCTCCAATGAATATTACATTCAAATGCCATGCCTATGAATAACACCCAAAATACTATCTCGGATGCAGTGGTTCTGTATAACATATAAAAGGTTTTAATGTACGTTTAATGATTATACAAAACTACATAAAATAATTAAACAAAATACTTTTTAATAAAATAAATGTATATTTGTGCAAAATAATATACTATGACAATAAGAAAGAAAAACGTTATGATGAGTGAAGAAGTACACTGTTCACTTATGGAAATAAGAATGCAAATCTATAAGGAAAAAGGATTGTTATTGACTATGGAAAAGGTAATTGCATATCTTATTGATACTCAAAGGAAATGTTAATGTGTTTTGTATCATCTATAGTATGGTTAAGCTGTGGTTCTGTGCCATGGCTTTTTTCTTTGCATCAATGTTGCGAAGGGTGCGAAGTCTGAAAACCCGGGGGGAGGGTCGAATTTTTGGCGAATCATCTATCCAT